TTGTCCGGCGCAGATGTGGAGGAACTCACAAAAAACTCCAGCGGCGTCCCGAGCGCCGTTTCTACTTCCGACTCTGCCTTGCCCTTGGATTCCAACACCCTGACCATCTCCTCGCAAGCCTGAGTTCACAGCAGGTTGCGGAGTGGATGGCGTTTGCCTCTCTGGAAGGCTTGCCGGACATGCGGGCCGACTTTGGCTTCGGTCAGGTCTGCGCCACGCTGGCCAACGTCCACCGCCGAGAAGGTCAGGACGCGTATCAGGCCGATGACTTTATGCCGGGACTGCGAACTGCAGAGCCTGCCACCACCAAGGATGCCGATGCCCCGCCCGATGCGGAGGCGCACAGCCGTTTGATCTCAGCCCTCTTGGGCAAAAAGGAATAAATCTCCCATGGCAACCCTCGCCAGTCTCGTGGTCAGCCTCGAGGCCAATGTCGCTCGCTTTGAATCCGACCTGAATAAGGCCGAGTTCATGGCCAAAAAAGCCATGGACACCATCGGCAATGTGTCGGAAACCGCCATGAAGGCGGTCAAGGGCGCAGTGATGGCCATGGCGGCGGCATACACCTTTGATGCCTTTGCCGACGGCATCAAGGGGGCGATTGCGTCGGCGGGTGAACTCGACCAGATGGCTAAGAAGACCGGCGCGACGGTTGAAGCCCTCTCAGGCTTGAAGTCGGCAGCCAAACTCTCGGGAACCAGCTTGGAAGAGGTTGGTGGCGGGCTGCAAAAGCTCTCCAAAGCCATGTTCGAGGCAGCAGGCGGCAGTCAAAAGCAGTCCGACTTATTCAAATCGCTTGGCGTTGAGGTCACCGATTCTTCTGGCAAGTTGCGCGACTCGGGTGAAGTCATGCTGGATCTGGCCAAAAAGCTCGACTCCATGGACAGCAGCACCCAGGCGGTGGCCACAGCCCAGATGCTGCTGGGCAAACGCGGCGCAGAACTGCTTCCGTTCATGCAAGACTTGGCTGAGATCGGCGAACTCAACGCCAAGGTCACGTCCGAGATGGCAGCCGAAGCAGACATGTACGAGAAGAACCTCGTGCGCCTGGAGGGCAGAAAGAAGTCGCTCTACAACACCATTGCCTCGGCCTTGCTTCCGGTGATGCGTGACTTCACCGATGCCTTGTTGGCTTCAGGCAGCATGACCGAGCGCCTTAACGACACCGCCAAGCAACTCAAGCAGGACAACGTGATTGAGACCTGGGCGCGTGAAGGCTTGCGCGCAGTGGCTGCCTTCATCGACATCTTCGACGCTTGCGTTCGGATTGTTCGCATTGCCGGTAACGCAATTGCAGCCACCGGGGCGGACATCGTTTCGGTCCTGGCTTTCATGGACGGCATTGGCGCAGAAATGATCAGTGAGAAGTCACTCGATCCGGTCAAGCGCCGTTTTGAAACGCTGACCTCAGACCTCAAGAGCCACGCCGAGTCCTTCAATGAGGACATGGTCAAGATTTGGACCGCGCCGCTGTTTCTCACCAAACTCGACGAGCAGTTTGCCCAGCGTGATGCGGGGCTGAAAAAGCCCGTCGAGTCAGCCAAGCGCTCGTTTGCCATTCCAGACCAGCGGCCTGACAAAACCAGCCCGTTTGATTCGTATCTGGACTCGCTCAATGTCGAAGCCATCAAAGACAAACTGGGCAAGTACGAGGCGATGATCGAAAAAGGCCGCCTGCTGGCGGTCAAGGAAGGCCGTCTGGGTGACATGGCCAAGGTGACGGCCACGGTGTCGAGCATCCAGTCGATTGATGAGGGCAAACGTATTGATGCTTTCGCCCACAGCCTGGATGTTGCCAACCAGCAGTATGAGTTTCAAAACACCCTGATTGGACTGAACGCCCGCGACCAAGCGCTTGCTACTGAGGGCCGCAAGAACTTTCTGGCTGTTGAACAGCAAATCTGGGATGCAGAAAAGAACGGCTCGAAGTTGTCCACCGATGCGCAGCAGAGACTGCGCACCGAGGCGACCAAGTCCACGGCCACTTTGGTGCAGGCGGTGAATGAGCGATTCGATGCCCAACAGAAGTTCGATGAGACCAAGCGCATCAATGCCTTTACGCACAGCCTGGAGCAAGCCAACGAGCAGTACATCTTTCAGACCGATCTGATTGGAATGAACGCTCAAGCGCAGGAAATTGCCAACGTCAAGCGCAAGAACTTTCTCGCGGTCGAGCAGCAAATCTGGGATGCCGAGCAAAGCGGCACCAAATTAACAGCAGACACCCAGCAGCGCCTGAGGGATGAAGCCGTCAAATCCACGGCGGTCATGATCAAAGCGATTGAAGCCCGGTGGGATGCTGAGCGCTCTTGGGAGACGGGCGTTACCAAGGCACTGAACAACTACATCGAAACCGTCTCCAACGCGGCAGCCCAGTCCGAGCGGCTCTTTACCAATGCGTTCAAAGGTATGGAAGACGCGCTGGTGAGCTTTGTGCAGACGGGCAAGCTCGACTTCAAGAGCCTGGCCAATTCCATCATCGCGGACCTGATTCGCATCCAAATTCAAAACAGCATCATGAAACCACTGGCGCAAGCGACCAGCGGCCTGTCGCTCTCAGGGATGTTCAGTAGCGCGGGAAACTTTCTGTCGGGCCTGTTCAAGGCCGACGGCGGTCCGGTCGCCGGTGGCCAGCCTTACATCGTGGGCGAGCAAGGCCCGGAATGGTTTGTGCCCAACGGCGCAGGATCAATCATCCCAAACGGGAAGTCACCCAGCATGCCAGGCGGCAGTGACAGCAGCACGGCCACAGCCCAAGCGCCAATCAACATCAATTTCTCGGTGCGAGCCATGGATGCACGCAGTTTCCAGTCTGCGATGGTGCAAAACAAGGCCGTGGTGGTGGGCATCGTGAACCAGGCGCTCAACATGCGTGGTCGCTATGGGATCACGGGTTAAGTCATGAGCGGAACATTTCCTCTGACCCCCGCGCCCAGCGCCATCAAGATTCAGTCCTATCAGCCCACGCGCGTGTCGATCTCGCACAACCTGCGCCGCAGTGTGCGCACCAATGGCGCTCAGCGCTGGGTGATTACTGCCGACTGGGTGGGTCTGACCCGTGCGCAATTCGCACCGATTCAGGCCTTTGTTGTGGCGCAACGCGGTCAGTGGGACAGCTTTACCGCTGTGCTACCTGCGCACAAGATGCCTCAAGGCGTGGCCACCGGTACGCCGCAGATCAACGGAGCCAACCAACAAGGCAGAAGTCTGTCGACGCGTGGATGGACGGCAGGACTTACTGGCGCCCTCAAAGCCGGTGACTTCATTGGCGTTACTGGCCAGACCAAGGTCTATATGGTCACCGCTGATGTGAATGCCGATGCCTTTGGCCTGGCTACCGTTGCGATTGAGCCAGCCTTGCTGGCGGTGCCTGCCGACGGCGCAGTGATTACCGTGCGCAACGTGCCGTTCACGCTGGCTTTGGGCGCAGACACCATGGAGTCTGCAGTGGCTCCTGGGTCGATTTACAACTTCAGCTTGCAGTTGGTGGAGGCCTTTTAATGGATCGCGGCGCAAGTTCAGAATTCATCGCCGAGATCCTCAAGTCAAGCAACCAGCCTGTCTATTTGGTTGAGGCCTGGTTTGACGACGGCACCATCCGTATGACGGACGCCTGGATCAACGTGCTGTGGAGCACCAATACCTATACGGCCAACGGTCACTTTCTCGGGTTCTCCGGTCTGTCAGAGACCAGTGACATGAGCATCCCCAATGTCACGGTGCAAGTCTCGGCAGTGGACCAGACCTGGATTTCGATTGCACTGTCCAAGCCTTATATCGACCGGCGCATCGCCATCTACAAGGGTTTTCTGGATTACCGCCTGGCCATCATCAGCAACCCCTTGCTGGTGTTCGATGGTCGGATTGACAGCATGGAAATTTCCGACGACCCGAACAACGGCACCTGCACGATCGCCGTGACTGCCAGCTCGCAATGGGTGGATTTCCAACGCACGCCGGGCAGACACACCAACGACCCGGAAGAACAGATCTGGTTTCCGGGCGACCGGGGATTTCAGTTCGTGACCAATATCAACCGTGAAATCAAGTGGGGGTCTCTTTGAGCTACACGTATGCGCGCATCCCCATCGGCATGGCTACGAGAGAACTTCAAACATTGGCCGAACGCGAGTACGAGGAAGTCGGCCAGAAGGATCTCGATCGTCTGAACGTCGACTGGGCTCGCTACGGCGAACTCGATGCAGCCGGGAAACTTGCCACCTTCATCGCCAAACGCAATGGTGTGATTGTGGGCTACGCCGCATTCATCGTGCAGACCCACATCCATTACCAGGACGCACTGGTCGCCGCCAACAGCGCCGTGTATGCCGTGCCCGAGGTACGGGCCGGGCGTGTCGTTCTGAAGCTGCTGCGCTTTGCCGAGATGGGCCTCAAAGCCCAGGGCGTGCAAAAGATTTATTACCACGTCAAACAGACCAAAGACTTCGGTCGCCTGCTCGAACACCTGGGCTACCAGGACGTTGAACGCATGTACGCCAAGGTAGTTCGCCGCAGGGAAGTCGCGTAATGGCAGGCATCGTCATTGGAGCCATCGTTGGATCGGTGGTGTCTGAGGCCGTTGGTGCGGTGGTGGCCGATGCCGTACTTGGCATGGTCATTGAGTCTGGCATTACGGCTGCAGCGGCTGACGTTCTTGGCGCATCGCTTGCCACCGCCAGTTTCATCGGCGGTGCTACAGGCCTGGTCGCCGGGGGTGTTGCCAACCTGGCGGTGCAGTCACTGATCGGTTCGAACTCGCCATCAAGCGCCCAGTCCGCGCTGTCCTCGGCCCAGGCGCAAGGCATCCTGATCAACTCCCAGAGCAATGTCGACCCCATCCCAGTGATCTACGGTCGCCGACGGGTGGGTGGCACGCGGGTGTTCATTGAGGTCTCCGGAAGCAGCAACGAATACCTGCATCTGGTGCTGGTTCTCTCAGAAGGGCCAGTGACAGCGATCGACAACGTGTATCTGGACGATGTGCTTTCTACGGACGCCAAGTTCACGGGGCTGCTCACTGTCACCAAGCATCTGGGTACAC